CCGCCTGACCCGACAGCGCACCTGTCCCCCCGCAGGGGGGGGCGGGATGCGACCGCCGTGTGGCATCGCACCTGACCCCCTACCGGAGACCTGACCCATGCAAGTTGAAACCCTGTCCGTGACCCGCCTGACCGTCACCCTCCCCATCCGCACCAATCTGTCGCAGGGACGCATCCGCTTCCTGCTGACGGTGGAGCGCGTCATCGACCTCACACATCGGAGTACAGCGTCCGCGCCAAGGGTGACCTACCGCCTGTCGTTCCGCACCGAACACGCGACCGAGGCGCTGCAAACGCACTCCGCATGCGACCATCTCGGTTGGCCAACCGATGTGTTCAGCCTGTCCGGGCGGGCGTACGACCTGCTGTCCACCCACGGCGCGGATGCCGAGCGGGACGCCATCCGCATGGTGCTGGGGCACCTCCAGCAGGACGCGGTGGAGGGCGCGTTCCCGGTCCAGACCCGCCGCATCCTGCTCGCCTTGTGGGACGGCATCGATACCTCGTCTGCAACCGCCTGACCCGACCGCGCACCGCGCACCCCAACCGGGGTGCCGGATGCGACAGCCGTGTGGCCTAGCACCTGACCCCTACCGGAGACTGACATGTACGACTACACACTCATGCGAATCACGACCGCCAACATTGCCTTCCGCCTCGACGCCCTCAACAACGACCGGGCCACGAAAGGATGCGTGTACGATGCCCGGCGCACGGGACGCCTGTGGGTGATCACCATGACCCCAGAGGGCGCGACCATGGCGAGGACGGTGGCCGACTGCCTGACGAGCCGCGAGTGCTTCGCCATGCTGTACGGCCTGCTGCGCGGTCGCCAGCACCAGCACGACGATCGCCTGCGCACGGTGTTCGGCCCCTGCGCAGCGGGGCCGTTGACGCCCGCCCAACCGGAGCGCGTCTGCTGCGACCATTGCGCGGTCGGCCTGACTACACAGACGGCGCACTTCGTGGAATGCCTGTCCCGCGACTGCGCCAGCGCGAACGCGGGCGAGTCCGGCACCCTCTGCGCGACCTGCTTTGAGCGCGACTCCCTGCCCGCAGCCGACTGCTGCCCCATCACGGGCGACGAGTACGGGATGCCGTCCTGACGCTGCCCTGCCCTCGCCTCCGGCCCGCGCCGGAGGCTTGGGCTGGTCACCGTGACCAGCACCTAACCCCTTACCGGAGACCTGACCATGATCGTGAACATCCCCGCCCGTCTTCTGACGCCCGTCCTGCCCGCCCTGCTTCGTGCCGTCGAGGACGCCGAGCGGGCCGCAACAGACCGCGACCTACGCCAGCGCGACCGCGACCACGCGCAGCAGGACGCGAACGCCCTCAACGAACTGGACACCCTGCTGCGGGCTGCGCTTGATGCCCAGCCCTATTCCGTGGCCGAACTGGCCGTCCGCGAATCCCCGATTGTCGCCTGACCGCACCCCTTACCGGAGATACCTGACCATGAAGACCGTGAAGCACTACCGTCCGATCCCGCGCCCGGAGAACGACCGCACCGCAGGCGTGGCGCACGACCTGTTGACCGAATCCTTGACCGCGCTGGCTGGCCTTGCCGACCAGCCGCGCAAGGACGCCGCTCGCCGCGAGCAGGCGATGCGGGAGCGCGAGCGGGCGGTGGGCCCGCTGACCGTCCTGCACCTCGCCGGAGCCATCACGACGGGCCAGTTCACGCTGACCCTGTGCCACATCGATGCGCTCATGCTGGTGGCGATCGGGGACTACCGCGCTCCCGCTCCCCGTCAGAAGCGTGTGGAGTACGTCGTGCTGCTCCTCGACGAGCATGGCGACTCGCACAATTCGACGTTTCACGACACGTTGAAAGACGCCCGTGCCGACGCCCGGCGGTACGTCGGTGAAGAGGAGGGCGATGGTACTGTCATCGTCGGCACGGTCATTGAGCGCGTCCGTCTCGACGATCCCCTCGACCGCACGACCATTGAGACGCACGGCCAAGTCACGCCGGGATGGATCGACGCCCAGCACCCGTGAGCGGCGAGCAGGGGGGGCGCTTACGCCCCCCCTCTCGCCTTCGGCGGAATGCTCCTTGCACCAACGGTTGGCCTGCCGGGGGGCGTGGTTCGCACCCTTCTGCCCCGGCCCGTGTGGGACTACGCGATGACCCACATCGCCGCTCCCGAATTCTACTGCCCCTGCCCGAACTTCCGAACACCCTGTCGCAAGTCACGCGCCCGCCGCCACTTACGACAATCTCGCAAACTTACTGGATTGTTGGTTGCCTGTCTGTCGATAGTCGATATACTGATGATCGCTCGGGTCGCGTGACCCGGGCACCTGACACCCCTGACCGGAGATACCTGACCATGGCACACGAACTGAAGCAGAATGACGGCCTCGTCCTCGCCCGCAACGCCGCTTGGCACGGGCTCGGCACCGTCGTGGAGTCCGCCCCCAACCCCTTCGCCGCCCTCCGCCTCGCCCGGCTGGAATGGACCGTCGAGGAGTCCGCCAACCTGACGGGGATCTTCAACCCCGGCGAGCAGGCGGAGTACCGCGTCTCGACCGACACCGCCAAGGTGCTCGTCCGCTCCGACGATCACAGCGTCCTCGGCGTGGTCGGCCCGGACTACACCCCGGTGCAGAATCAGACGCTGGCCGAACTGGCCTACGCCCTGCGCGACGCCTCGTCGGAGCAAGGGGTGCGCATCGAATCCGCCGGATCGATCCGTGGCGGCAAGCGCGTGTGGTTCCTGATTCAGGCACCCAGCATTGAGATCGGGGCGAAGGGCGATGTAACGAACCCCTACCTCATGCTCACCAACGGGCACGACGGGGGCGAGTCCCTCAAGGCGTTCGGCACCAACGTCCGCGTCGTGTGCGCCAACACCTACCGCGCTGCGATGGGGCAGGCCCGCGATGTGATCTCGTTCCGCCACACCAGCGGCATCAACGAGCGTGTGGACAGCCTGAAGTCCACGATCAACACGTGGTTCGCCTCCATCGCGAAGGGCCGCGAGTTCGCCTCGGCGCTCGCCGCCCGCCCGATGACCCGCACACAGGTGCAAGACCTGTGGGTCGAGGTGATCCAGCGCCTCGACGGCGAGATCCCCACCAAGCCCAAGAACGGTTGGGAAGAGCGCAGCCGGGAGCAGGCCATCGCGGGCCTCGCGCACATGGCGCAGGTGTTCGACCGCGAGTCGCAGCAGTTCGGCGCGACGGCGTGGGTCGCGGCCAACGCCGCCACCAACTGGGTCCAGCACGTGCGTTCGGAGTACAGCGTCCGCGCCAAGGACGCCAGCGTCCGCCGTTTCGCCAACTGGGGCGGCACGGTGGCCGATGACACGGCGGAGGTGTGGAAGGCCGTCGCCACCCTCGCCTGACCTGACCTGCCCTCGCCCCCCGGCCACCGCCGGGGGGCTTGGGCTCGCCACGTTGGCTAGCACCTGACCCCTACCGGAGACTGACATGTACGACTGCACACTCATCCGCCTGACCACCGACACCGACCACACCATCAGCGCCAGCATCACCGTCGAGAACGTGGCCTGCGCCGGGAAGGGGGTGGCCAAGTGAACTGCATCTTCAACGATGGCGGTCGCGCTGCGGCGGGCTTCGCCGGGCAAACAGGCGACTGCGTTTGCCGGGCCGTTGCCATCGCCGCGCAACGCCCCTACGCGGAGGTCTACGCTGCGCTCAACCACCTTGCGCAGTCGGAGCGCCCGCGCAAGGGACGCAAGCGCAGCAACTCGCGCACCGGGGTGTTCGTTCAGCGAGAATGGTTCAAGACCTACATGAGATCCCTTGGGTTCCGGTGGGTTCCGACCATGAAGATCGGCAGCGGGTGCAAGGTTCACTTGCGGGACGGCGAACTTCCTGCCGGGCGGCTTGTCGTGAATGTCAGCCGACACATGACCGCCGTGATTGATGGAACTGTGCAGGACACTCAAGACCCAACCCGGAACGGTACGCGCTGCGTCTACGGTTACTGGATTCACACTAATGAGGTGACCAAGTGACCCGCCACCTCCGCACCGTCGGCTACTGGATGCGGATCGACCCGTCGATTACCGCGCTGCACCTCGCACGCAGGATGGACGGCCCGACCGTCACGGAATTCCTGCTTGCAGCAGACACATTGGCACAGGCCGACCCGGATGACGAGGCCGGATGGGCCACCGCAGCGGATGCGTATTCGCAGGCGGAACGTGAATTCCTCGACGTTCACCGAGACACGAAGGTTTCCTACCGATGAGCAACCCGTACAGCACATTCAAAGACCGCAAAACGGTGCCCCTGCCGCAGCCGACGTTCGACATGCTGTTGCAGTACCGATCGATGATGGCCGTCACCGTCCCGCCCGGCGTCAACGTCAGCCTGCACGCCGCCGTGCATCACGCGCTCGTCACCGCCATGGCGGTGCATGCCAAGGAGAATGCCCATGAAACTCGTTAGCCTCATCGTTCTTTCCCTGTCCGCCACCTGTTCCGCAGGCGATGTGCTGCTGAACTTCGGCAGGGGTATGCAGATGTGGAACGGTGGCGTCGCCATCGACATCGGCGGCGGATCGTGGGTTGGTTCGGGCTGGGCTCGTTACCCCGGCATCAGCCCGCCATGGAACCCCGTGCTGCCGCCCGTCCGGATGCCGTCGGCTCCGTTCGTCGTGCAGCCCGCCGTGGTGCAGCCGCCCGTCGTGCTGGTGCAGCCTCCGGCTGCGCCCAAGACCTACACGCTGTGGGTCGCAGGCGAGCCCTATACTGTGCTCGCAGCCCAGCCCGCCCGCTGATGCTGCTCCCGTGATACCCCCCGTCCTGTTCGCAGGGCGGGGGGTTATTCATTTCATCGCCGCCCGCCGCAGACGGTGCCGCTGCGAGTTGGCCGCGACGCATCGCTGGCAGCGGCACCCGTACTGGTATGCGGTGCATGGCGTGAGCCGTGGATGAGCACAGCCCCGGCCCCTCCGGGCGTAGCCCTTGGCTGCGGCGACAACCCTCCGCTGCTTCAGCCGATTCCATTCCCGGCATCGGTCGCATCGGCAACCGAGTTGATAGGCGTAACTGGATGAGTACTGTTCATGCTTGCACGTGCACATCGTGAACCTTCAGCAGGATGTAGGGCTGCTGGCCCTTACTGATTCGGTGCGTGGTGAATTGGATGGACTGGACGCACGCATCATCTCGCCACACGTTCGCGTCGGTGAGGCCGTCGATGTATGCCTTGGTTCGTCCTCCGATGTTGTCTACATCCGGCAGGCGACCGCGCCCGTGCCACTCCACGAACACGGTCGCCTGCTGGAACGGTTGCCACGATGCGCACTTTCGCATCTCTGCCGCCGCGAGCGTGGCCGCAACATTGCGGTCGCATCGCGAAGCCTTGTGCCGCACCCGCCAATGGGTGCGAGAGTTGGCACTTGGCATCAGCGGCAGCGGCAACCGAATGATCAGGCGTTGAGCAGTTCCGTCGTCTCGTCTGCCAACAGCCATGTCATTACTGCCTCGGCCCACTCCGCCGCTTCGTCTTCGGTCACGTGCTGGGTTTGATCGATCGTTAGTGCTCGGCATCGGTCCCCTGCGTGCAGCGTGACGATGGTGCGGCGTCGGTTGTACAGGATCCGGTCCTTTTTGATCAGCCAATCGGCGTTCTCGTACACCATTGTTAGGCAACTGGCCACGACCATCACTCCCGTGGCCGCAGTGTCTCCCTTCGATACGTCAACCGTCGAGGCCGCAGAGAGTACAGGGTTCGTGCTATCGAACCAGTCGATCTGTATGTGCCAGTGTTTCATCTAGGTTCTCCACGACTTTGCGTTGGCTGCATGGGCTGATGCCGTCGAGTGCGTTCGCCCGCAGGGTGCGGAACTTCTGCAACAGCCGCTTCGCACGGCGGGCCTGCATTCCACGCGGTGTTGCTGCCGCCTGCACCAGCGCCAGCATCAGCAGTGACAGGCATTCATCAAGGGCAGCGGCGGCTGCGTGCGCCCTGTACTCCCGTTCTTCCGCCAGCCTGCGTAAGCGTTGCTGCGCGATCGGATCGTCATCGGGTTCCGGAATCACTGGTGTCTTGCGTTTCATCACCCTTCTCCCATATAAAGCGCCTTGTGGATTGCGGTCTCCACGCGAGTGCGCAGTTGCACGTTCTCCGCCTTCAGTCGCTCGGAATCCAGTACCACTATCGTGTTTCGCATCGCGAGCCGATCACATTCCTTTCGCAGCCGTTCGATCTCATCAGCGGCTTCGCGGTTCATCAGTTCTACGCTGCGATCGTTGTGAAGCACGGCTCGTAGCCGCGCAACAATGTCGGTGTCAGTCATGCCGCCCCCACCGGAAACAGGAACTCGGAGTCCGCGCACTTCCATACCCGGGCGGACCTGCCGGAGCGCGTTGGGCGGTAGCCGCTGGCGACGATCAATCCCTTGTTCATCAGGTTGTTCACCGATGCGCTGCATGTTTGATGCGTCAGGCCCAGCGCCTGCTCCAGTTCGTCGCACGTGCTCGGGCACAGCCTGATCGCCTCCAGCACCTTGTGGTTGATGGTTGATAGGCGCGGCTGCACCGCCGACCATGCCGCGTCCTGCGTGTCCCAACGGGTGTCCTGCTTCGGCGTGCGCCGGGGAGGCAACCCGTCAGAGGCGAAATTAGTCCTGCTCATCGAACATGTCCTCCCCCGCAGCCACCGCCTCCGGCGGCTTCATGCGAATCTGCGTCACGCGGGGCGGCGCGTCGGCCTTCTTCGACGCCTCCAGCACGACCCACACGGTCTGCCCCTGCGCAGCCTTTGCGACGCCGTGCAACTGCTCGTCCCACACAAAGTAGTTCCTGCCGTCCGAGTCCTTCAACTTCACATAGGGCGTCTGATTCTTCCCAGCGACGCCCTCGTCGGCGTACTTCACCGTGATCGCCACCCAATCTCCGAGAGGCGCAGCGGATTCCGCTGGTGCTGCCTTGGCTGGCCGGGCGGCGGGCTTGGGTGCAGGCGCGTCGCCGCCCCGTGCTTCCGCCGGACGGAACGGCGCGCGGGCAGGCGCGGAGCGCGTGTTTCGGTCACCCTCCCCGTCGTCGTCCTCGTCACCGACGATGCCGACGATCGCGGCCAGCGCGTAGCGGCGCAGGTACGTGATGCACGATCCCATCTGCTGGACGGTGGCGTTGTTCGGCAGCGGGAACATCGCGATGTCCTCGACGGATTGTCCCGATGCGTGCATGAGCGAGGTCGTGACGGTCACCATGCCGTTGGCCATGCTGACGGTCTGCACGGGCGCGATCCCGTGCTTCGCGAGCGGGACACGAATTGCGTTGAGGATGCTTCCGAGCGTCGCGTAGCGGTTCTTGAAGTGCGGGTTGACGCGGTCGAGTTCCGCGTTGCGGATCTCAAGGTTGGCCTTGGCCAAGGCTGCGGCCAGTTCTCCAATGTTCTCTGTCCGGTTCATGGTCAGTCTCCGATGGGGGCGAGCAGGTCAGTCGTTGCCCACGCAGGCATCCGAATTTCCGTCACGGTGTCAGGCCAGCCCTTGCCGGGCTCATCCATGTACTTGCGGTACAGGTCGATCAGGTCAGGCAGGCGGGCGGTAGCGAGGTCGAGGTGGTCAGGGTTGAGCGCAGCGCACAGGCAGGCGTGCGGCGGGTTCTTCTCGACAACGATGAGGATGACGCTCGACACTTCCTTCCCGGCCCGGCGCAGCATCTCGCGATAGAACGCGAACTGCGTCCAGTACCCGAAGTTGTGCGCAGCCCGTGCGAATTCCTGTGGACTGGCCAGACCGCCGTGCGTCTTGATATCAATGATCGTGCCGTGCTCCTCAATCCAGCCGTCAATGCGAGCCTTGCAGGGGACACCATCCCACTCTCCGACCAGCGTCATCTCCGTGCATCCATTGCACGCAGTCAGCAACTGCCGTGCAGTCGCGCTCGACATCACGCCGCCACGCATCTCCTCGACGAGGTTCGATTCGTCCTTGGTCAGGACGGTGCGGCCATCAGCAAGCGTAAGAAACTTCTCCCATTCTTCCTTACCGACCTTAGTCCGGCGGTCGATGTCCGGCGCGGTAACGAAGTCCAGTTCGTACTTGGCTGGGGTCAGCAGCAGGCTGTGCAAGGCTCGTCCAACGCGGAATGCAGGCGAGTCCGACTGGTTCTCGCGCTCGGCCAGCAAATGCAGTGGTGTCGCACGGTCAAGGGTCTTGAGCGCACTCGCGCTCATGCGGTTGAGGCTGTGGTATTCAGCCTCCGGCATGTTCATCACGATCTTCATGTCAGGTCTCCGGTTTCGCAGGCGGAATTGCCTGCAGGTCAGCAGCATACCCACAATATCGACACAGCGCAACCAACGGCTGCACACATGGTGCGACATTTGTTGATTGCGGTAGCAAAGAACACGCCCCCGGCCTTGCGGCAACAGGGGCGTGCTTCCGGGGGCTAGATGGGGGTGGGGACGGGCACCTGACCGCGCCCGTCCCCCTGACCCTGCGTTTGACATGGAGGCGACCGGGACGCTACCATGCTGGCTGCGGAACAACCAAACGCGCTCGGAGCATAGCGCACACTGGCCTGCGGGTCAATGCTTCTGCAAGAATTGCCCGGCACGGTAAGGGCAAAGTGGTTCAAGACGCGGGACATGACCCTAGCCCGCGCCGTCGCCCTGACACGACGCGCTCATCCCACAGTGAGGCGGCTGGCTACCACCCAGCGAAATGGTGCAACATGTGGGCAACGGGAAACCTCGCACGGCTCCGGTCGGGCTGACTTCCGTGACCTCTTGCCGGGGTCATGGTGTTCCTGCACTCACCCGTCGAACTGGAGCCCAGATCCGGCGGCGCTCGGGGCTGTGCGGGGGTGCGGGGGGCGCAGCCCCCTGCCTGACCCCTTGAAAAATAAACCCCGTGTGCGTCCCGTAGCGAGCGACGAGGCGAAGCCTCGGCGCGAACTAGGGAATTCGGAACTGACCCTGCGCCTTTCGCTTTGCGTCGTTGAGAATTCGTTCGCGAATCCTGTCCGGCGCAAACCGATCTCGCAACCGTTCCACCTGATCGCGCACCTTCTGTTCCGGGCTTGGCTTGGCTTCCGGAATTTGGGTTTCGACGAATCGATACAACTGGTACAGCGGCACGCCACGCAACTGGAGCAGCGCCAGCGTTGCCTTGGTTGCGTTCAGCGCCGCAGCGTTGTCGTCCTGCATGGCCCGCGACGCCTGCTCAATCGGTCGAGCCGCCAACGCCTGCCCCATCGCACGCCGATTGACCGCTGACTGGATCGTGGATGACATGGCGAGACCGACGTAGCCGAACGTGGAGCCGATGAGTTCCGCGCCGACCTGCGTCGGGATGTTCTTCACCGCCTCCTTGAACGCCTTGTCCTCTTCTTCATCGGGCTCGTCGGCTCCACCGAGCAGCGCCGCGATGGTCTTCGCGAGGTACAGAACGGTGGCGGTGCTGGCCGCGCCGATGATTGCGCCGCTCGTTGTGTTCCCCGTAATCGCCACGGTCGTTCCGATTCGGCGCTGCCCCGTCAGCCACGCCCGTCGAATCTGGTTGCGTGCCTTCAACGGGTCGCTGCTGAACGGGAACACCAGTCGCCACGTCGCGCCGGAACCACGGGTGCGGTTGACGGCGGCGAACGCCGTCTCGTCGAACTCGTCGCTTGCGTTCTGCGTCATGCGGAAATCCCTTTCCGCACGATTGATGGCCTCGCGCAACGCAGGTTCGCCCGACATGCCTTCGTCCCGCACCTGCCTCAATCGCCCCTGCACGGCCACCAGCATGATGGTCTCATCCATCACGCGCAGCATGTCCACCAACGCCATCAGGGTCATGTTGGCATTGTCGGTCGCGTCGCCAAGCGCATTCAATGCGTCGGTGATGTTCTTCGCCGCCGCCGAATGTCCGGCGGCAGCAATGGATCTCGCGAATGCACGTGCCGCCGTCATCACCGTGACGCGGTCCCCGGCAGACATCGTTCCGCTGATGATGCCGCGCATCTGCATCTGGTGGCGGCGCGTAAAGTACCCGCTGAACGAATGAATCTCCGCCACCCGTGCAGCCCACCCGCTCGGAGACTGCAACGCCAGCGTGGCGGACGCGACGCCCGCTGCCCAGTATTCGCCGGGCAACTCGCTGGCCAACCGGATCGTCCCGCCGACCAGCACCTTTGCCGCCGTGCGCGGAGACAGCGACAGCACCGCACCCGTCACGTTGTTGGTGAGCCTGTCGATCGCATTGGTCGAACTGCGAGCCGTGGCCCCAACCCCGTTGGAGAACATCGACAGCAGCGCCTGCGCGGTGTCCTTGCCCATCTGCACGTCGATGGCTTCGACCACTCGCGGATCCGTGAGCACCGTCGATGCATCCCGGTACGGCTGCGCCATGTGAATCATGTCGAGCGACACCTGCACGTGCCGCTGCCACGTCTGAAGTGCATCGCGATAGATCAACGGCATGCGTCCACCCTCGCGGGCGTTTGCGAATCCAACGCTCGTCAGTGCGCTGCGGACCAGCGACCCATGCGCCGACAGCACGGACTTGTTCTCGCCTTGGAACTCCTCGGTGTTGCGGACGCGAGGCCAGTAGTTCGGGACCACTGGCGGCTGGTCCCCCTCCACGAGGAACACCGCTTCCATCACGCGATCGCGGATCTGCGTTTCCAACACATCCTTCATCGCCTGAATGAGATTGGTCTGGCCGGGCGTGAGCGCCGACCGCAACGCACGGATCTCCCCGTCGGTGGGGTAGATCGTGAGCGTGGTCTCCGCTCCGGCAAACTGCAACCCCTGACGCGCCGCGTCGGGATCCGCCGGAGGGACGAACAACTCCAGCGTCTCGTCATCCATTGCCGCGATCGACATGGCAACGCCGACCGGAATTCGGTGCACACTTCCGCCAAGGGTGACCTCGACGAGTTCCGCAATCTGCGTTCCGTACAGCCCGTTGCGCAGCGCGTAATCCTCAATGCCTCCGTACCCAGCACCGAGCAACGGAGCCGACAGCGCAGACATTATCCGCGCATGCTCCAACGCCGCCAGTCCCTTGGCATCCTGTGCAGCCACCAACATCTCGTTGATGACCCCGTCCATGGTTCCCTCGACCTCCAGCATCAAGGTGTAGATGTCCGAATTGGCAAGGCTGATACGCTTGGCCAAGGACTGGATCGGTGGCTGGTCTGCCCGATCTCGCATGGCCAGCCTGCGCCGCCCCTGCATCGCCAGCAGAATGCGCTCCTTGAGGTTGTTGTACCGGGCAACGCGAGCAGCCTGCGCAGACTTGTAAGACTGCCTGTCTGCCTCGTACAGCAGCAGCGCCTGCTCCGCACGGTTGGCCGCGTCCACGACCTGCGCGTAGATGCGCACCGCGTTGACGACACCGACGGCAAACGTCCGTCCGCTGCCGTCCTTCATCCCCTCAACCTTGGCGTAGATCCGTCGTCGATTGGAGTTGCGCAGCAACGCATCGGCTTCTCGCAGCAAGTCGTCTATCTGTTGCCGAACGGCATACCGCATCCCGCGCTGGTTCATCTTCTTCCGCAACGCGGAAATCAGTTGCAACTGCCGCCGCACCTCCTCGTTGATCGCCAGTTTGGTAGCCTCGACCGCCACGCGGTTTGCTTGGCCGATCGTCTTTGCCTTCGCAATCCGCACGGCAAGCGGACCACGCAGGCGAGCGGGGAGCATCTGCGCCGCATCCGTGGCGATCCTTCGCACCGCCGCATCCATCTCGCGGATGCGCATGACCTTCATATCCATCAGGTCACGCAGCGATTGCAACTGCCGCTGCAACGTGTCCTCGCGCCTCTGCATCTTGCGCAGAATCTGCCTTCTCCCCTCCATCATTCCCTGCACAAGACCAGACCGCAGACCCATCTGGTGCGCGAAATCGATGGCTCGCTTGGAGGCTCTCGCATCCGTCTTGATGCGCTGGCGGGCCGCCTGCAATTCCTTGGTGGCCTGCTGCAAACGCAACTCCACCACCTCCAGCCGCTCGCGGTACGGACGGTTGGCGCGACGCTCGGCCTGCATGCCAGCAACCTGCCCGGCGACGAGACCCTCGTTGCGACCGATGGCGTATGCCCAGTTTGCCACCCGATCGGTCTTGTCCTCGGCCTCCGCCAACGCCTCCAACGCGGCCTTGGTGGAGGTGCGCTGGGTTCGCAAATCATCCTTCAGGCGGGCGACCCGAGCCTTCGCTTCCTCTACCCGATCCGTCATGCGCTCGACAATCTCCTCGGCCTGCGCCTTGTCAGACGCGCGAAGTTCAATGTTCCGCTGAAGCCGGGCCTTCAGCCGGGCCAATTGCCCTGTGCGCTGCTCCGCCAAGAGCGAACTTGCCGCAATGCGGCGCTCCAACAAGCGAACGTCGCGGGCGGCGTTGGCCCGCTGCGCTGCCGTGACGTTCTGCACGTCGCGCATCTGGCGCTTGAGATCGTCCACCTGCGCTTGAAGCGAGGCAATCTCCTCGGCGTCCGCGTCAGGGTCGCGGGCAAAGGCAATCTCTGGCCTGCTAGCGCCGAGCGATTCGCGTGGAGCGCGAGACATCGTCTCCGATACGTCGAGTTCGCCGACCTCTCCAAACCTGCTGCCCTGAACGAATCCGAAACGGCCATAGAACTCGACTAGCCTGTTGGCAACATCAGAGCCCGGCTGCCCGGCAGGTGCAAGGAACAGCGGCACGTTCTGCTGGTCGGCGGCATCGACCAGAGACTGCATTACCTGCGATCCAACACCTTGACCACGGGTTCCCTGCGGAACCTCGATGTTGCCGATCATTACCTCGCCATCCCAATCGGCAAGTTCGAGGCGGACATCTTTCGGAACCGAAACGGCGGCACGAAGCATCTCTGCCGGGCCACCCGGGATGTTCCGAACCTCTTCGTCAAATGCGGAGACCGGGCGCAAGTCGCGGGCGAAGGAAGTCGCTGGCCCACTAGTCGGAGGCACGCTTGTTGTGGCCGGGAGCATGGGAGCAATTTCTGGCTCACGCTCCAGAAGTTCGTCGAGGCGGGTCATTGCTCCCGAGAAGACCGATCCATCTGCATGGTTAAGTCTTCCGGGATACAACCCAACCAAGGTACGATACGTTGGAGTTTTGTTCTCAACGGCTTTTGCCAAAGCCTGTCGTGCCTGCTCGTACACATCGGGGTCGGTAGCCCAATGCAGCGGCGTGACGGGAATCAAGTCCAGTATTGCTTGTGGCGACCTCTGTTGCAAGAAGGCTAGGTTGATGCTAATGGACGTTGGAATTGGAAATCCATCAATTGCCCGATCGAGGTTGGCAGCAACAAACTGCACCAATCGCTCTGTGTCTGCGTCACTGACAGTGGCCATATCCAGTAGCACAGCAATCGAACCAAACTCGGATCGCTTATAACCAGCCAGCGCCTCCATGGTCTCACCCAAATTGCGGCGCACTGGTTCCGGAACTGTGCGATTCTCTTCGTTTACCAGTTGCTGAAGTGTCCGGACATATCGCAACAGCGTGATCGCGACTTCACGCGGATCTGGCCTGTCGATGACCCGCGAATTGTGCTGCCACATTGTCCGAATGTCGGACAGGAAATAGGCTTGCTCGTCAGCCACCGGGTCATATGGTTTGGGCTGGCCTTGCGCCCGAAACCTTCCAGCGCCCCCGAGATCCACCCACATCAACTCGTCAGTGTCAGGGTTTACGAGCGCGTTGTCCATGGCGAGCCCGATCATGTCCCAGTTCCGGGCAAGGACATGCGCAACAAAATCCCGTTGGATCTGCTGGTACACAGGTGTCACTTCAAACAAGGAAGTGCGGGACGTTCGATCCACGTATTGGCCAAGCGTGATGTATCCGTCCGCAAACTTGGTCACCAAGGTTGGAAGCACAAGTGTGGACGTTGGCTCCTCTGGGACAACATCCATGTCCGCCAGAGGCACGTTGACGCCAAGCGCACGCAAGGTGCGCAGATGCTGGAACTCATTGATGGCATGCGCAGGACTTGCCCCACGCTTCAGCACCCATGTTCCGCCGTTCGGATCCCGCATCTTGCGTGCGCCCGTGCTTCCTCCAAGATTCTCGACGAAGCCAAGGATGGAAGCAGGGGGAACTACTCCGGGGGTTTCTTGCCACAACGACATGTCCATGTCGTGCAGCGTCTGGCCTGTCGCGGGGCTAATGAGGTTCTTGCGGCTGCTGACGACAATCTCGTCGTGATCAAAATCGTATTCCGACACATTCTCAAACACGACCACGTCATATCCAGCGCGAATTGCAGCGCGACTAATTGCATCAGTCGAAGCCAGAATTCCGTCCACCTGCAATTCTTCGGCAATCGCCACCTCGTCTACCGTGTCCAACCCGCCTTGCAGCGCGATCGCAACGTCTATGGGAGTGTCCTCGGGCAGGATGATGCGGTCCCACGCTTGTCCTGCGCACTTGATCGTCAGCGGTCGTTCCGCCACGACATAGAACGAATACTGATAATTGCCAAACTGGCCAAGATTCGTCCACTTGTTCGACAACGACAACGCTCGGTAATACGTCTCTGCCTGCCCACGAACTTTGTATGGCTCAAACGGCTTGTCGTTGCTGTTGTGGAACAGCACTTGCGGGTCGTCGGGTGCGCCACCAATAAACTGCAATTCACCGCGTGCAACCTTGGCAAAAATCTCCGGGTCGATTGGCCTGTTGAACGAAAGATCCGCGCCAGTCGCACGGGCCCACCGTCCGAGACCGCGAATGGCCTCGACGGTCGCAGCCTGTTCACGCTCAATCGCCTCGTCCCGGGCCATCGACTCCGTGTCGTTGTCGGCAAGTACCCCAGCCTCCGCCGCCTCGGTCACCACGTCGCCGCTGACGCTCGACGTAACCGCCTCCGCAATCATGCGTGCGCCCGTCTCTGAATCCAAATTGACGTTCATCGCATCGCGCATGGCCTTCTGGTAGTCCTGCCCAGCAGGATCCGGGCCCGCGCCGAACCGAGCGTACAACTCCTTCTCGACATACCACAGTGCGGCCTGCGCGTCCGCCATTTCGTACGACAGCCCGGTTTCCTGCTTGACCAACGCAATCGCCTTGGTCATCACGGATCGCATCAACGACCGGGCGTACATCGATTCAGGCGCAGCAGCGTTGGCCTTGGCGGCCTTGGCGTACCGAACCAGCGCCGCCTCCGCCGTGGTCTTCGGACGCAACTTTCCGTTGGCCAGACGATTGGCGGGATCCTTGACGAACTGCTTGTCGAACTCATACGCCGCACGTTCCAGTGCTTCGGGATCCGCAAGCGCGTTGCTCGGCACGATCGACAGAATGTTCTGCGCGTCGGCGTAGCCGGGAGCCGTTTCGCCCTGCTCGACAATCGCACGGGCCCGCGCCAGTTCGGTCGCAATGTCCTGAATTGCACTGCGCACACCCACCTCGTCCGGTCGGCGCAACCCGCCAAGGATTCGCACGAACGTCCGGGTAAACCACACATCCGCAGTAAGCGTGTCAAACTTCTTGTGCAGGTTGTTGTAGAACGAACCAATCTTGGGGCCAAGCACCGACGACATGTACACGTCGTCGTCCTTGGCGTCGTCGATCTGGCCGATCGCCTCTGCCATGGTCGTGGCAGCGCCATCCACCTGCATCGCTTGCTCGCGCAACGCCGCATTGTGCGTGGCCGTCTTGGCCTTCTGCAACATGAACTGCTCCACTTCGGCCCAACTTCCGAAGTGCTGATGCAGCAGATTCAACTTCTCCAAATTCTTGATCATCGCGGACGCATGCCGCGCATCGAACGACGCGGGAATGACAACCGCACCACGACCGTTCTTGACCCATGCCTCGTACAGCACTCGCGTGAGGATGGCGTTCTGGGAAACCTTCTCACCCTGCGAAGTAATCGCGAGGAACATCGCGAACACCCGGCGGTCATCGGATTGCGGATCTGCCAGCGCCTTGTACTTCCGCGCTGACTCGGACCACATTTGATCCACGACCCGCCCGTACCACTCCAGTGCCGACGAACTGCCGACCTTAGTCGCCGCGTACTTCAGGTCGTCCGCAATCGCACGAACCATGATCTGCTGGATGCCATCGGGCATCGTGTTCTTCGCGTCGTACTCGGTGAGCCATCCGACGATGGATTGACTGAACGAATCCAGCAGCCCCTGCAATTCGCCAACGGTGTACTTGCGCTGCCCCGCCAGTCGATACGACAGGATGCCGCGATCCGCCAGAATGTCTCCGAACGTCTGGAGTTTGGTATCGGCCAATGCCTGCTCTGCATCCTTCACGGCCTGCTTGGCATCCAGCAGCAACTGCATCTCCGGATCATCGGTCATCCATTCGCGCAATTGCTTGTCGATCTCGCGCAGGCGGGCGGACACGACGGCGATGCGTGGCTTGTACTGGTTGGGGTCGGCACCGACGGCGGATGCCGCCACGGCAAATTCAGACAGATCCTGCTTGCGACTCTTGGCCTGTTGCGCTTCCGATGCGAGCGCCACCAGAGCACGCTGCTCTGCCGACAGATGATCCGCCTGCGACGCCAAGGACGCCAACTCCATGGCACGGCCCAGCCGCGCTGCTCGCAGCAGATTCTGCGGATCCTTGGTCTTCTTCAGCCGGGCCCGGGTCTTGGAAATCCGGTCCTCAATTTTCTCGACCATCTTCTCGGCTGCCGTGACAGCCTTCATGGCAGAGGCAATGGCGTCGGTCGCGGCAGCCTTCTCTTGCGCCAACTTCTCCGGCGCGACCGTCACTGCCGTGGGAAGCCATTGCGACGCCGACAACAGTCGCCCCTTCTGTTCGGGCGACATGGCGTCCAGTTCCGACTTCAGTGCCAGCGTCAGTTTTACGAGCGAGATGCGTCGAGAACTGCCGATGAAGATGTCAGGATCTGGTTGCGGACTTGCGCTATTCCCTTGATTGTTGCCAGCACCGTCGCTCGGTCGAGGTTCTGCCACACTTTGGCTGGGTCTTCCGTCTGCCGAGACTGCCACACTAGAGACAGCATCGCCTCCGCTTCGTCCTGCGGCAACGCTTTCCAGTCGGCGGGGGTTAGCGGTGAAGCCTGCAAGGCCCGCGTTACGAAGTCGCTTGCGTTCGGCAGTGTCGAGGTTGAGTTTGGCGAACCAGACGCCGGGGTAGTTGGTGATGCGTCCACTTGAGTCAGTCTCCGGAACCCAGCCTTCGGCCTTCCAATACTTCTCCAGCGTTGAGATGTACTCGTCCAGAGTCATCCCGTCTGGCGGTGTCAGGTACGCGGGGTTCCATGCGCTGTACCCCTCCGGCATCTGGGATTCGTCCTCGACGAATCCGAACTGGCGGTAGGCCGTGGGCAACTTGCCGTTGCGAAGTGCCTGCCCGGGCCGACGCACATCGTAGCAATCGCACCGCATCGGCACTTCTGGATATTGTGAAATTGCATGCAGCATGACCGGGGCAATCACGTCGGTGATGTCGCCCTCGTTGCTGTACAACCCCACCGCCTCGTCATAACGCTGTCCGGTAGGGTTGCCGGATTCATCGACGTACTCCACCCGCTTGATCATGTACGCAACGTCAAGTCCGGGAATTCCGAACGGCTCAAACGACACGCGAATCCGCTGGCCGTCGGAGTCTTCGATGCGCGGGTTGGCGATCTGGTCGAGCGTGTACTGGGTGAGCGTCTGCGTCGCCTTGTTTCGGCGGTGGCCCGCCAAGTATTCCACGGGCGTGAGGGTGCGGAACGACAGCGTGGTCATAGCCGCCGCCGCCGACAGGAAGCGGCGAGACATCGCCAGCCGTTCCGCCTCCCGCATCTTGGTCGTGCCGACCAGCGCCGACCGCAACCGCGAAAGTTGCACAACCTTCTCTAATTTTCCGACCTTGCGTGTCCGCGCCGCTGCCGCTCGCTTTTCTTCCTCGGTGGCCTTGACCTGCTCCGCCCGCTGCTTCACCTGCTGTGCAACAAACTTGCTCGCCTGCTGTTGCTCACGAGCAAAGTTCACATCCATGTCGCTGGCCCACAGCAACGTCCGCGCCAACGGCGACAGCGTGGCGTCCATGGCCTTGACGCCTGCCACGTTTTCGATGGCCGCTGCGCGTTGGACTGCGTCGAACACCGACATGGCAGCGAGCACCTCGCGGCCAAGGAAGCCACGCTTGGCGGCAAACTCCATGAGCGGAGCAAGGATGGACCCGCCCTTGGCAGCGGCTGCGGCGGCAGCAAACGCATTGGCTGCGCCTTCCTGCTCAAGCCGAGCGGCTCCGGCGCGAGCCTGCGCCGCCGACAATCCGGGTTGCCGGAGATTGTCTACCTGCCCAACTACGTCTTCCACCTGCGCCAACGCTGCCTCATCCAGCCGGGCCTTGGCCGCAGACTCGGGCTGCCCGCGCAGCGCATATTCCGCCCCGGCAGCGTAAATCGGCGCGAGCCCTGCCTTCTCGGCAAAGACCTCCGCCAACTGGGGTTCAAACATCTGAATGTCGTGGAACACCTCTTCCAACGCCGACGCCAACAGCGCGTCAGGGCGAGCGTCCGCATTCAAATAGACCACACCACGCGACCGCATGGAATGGAACCCCGGATTGAACTTGCCGTCCGTGGGCCGGAACCACACCACCTGCCTGCCGAGGGCTTCCACCTGCTTCTGGACGTTCTTGCCTCTCCGGGGAGCCTCCGTCCGCTCCAGCGTCCGGCCCGCACGGGTGGCCACATCCGCCAGCACTTGATCCGGCGACGCCTGCTCTATGACCGCAGGCATGTCGCTGATCTTCTCTGCCACCGCATTGTGCGTGGCTGATGCAATGAGTCGATCGGTCACCGCCAGACGCAACTCATTGTCAATCTGGGAGATACGGTTACGAATTCTGGTAACCTCATCAGAATTTGGGTCGATGGACATCGCACCCATCAGGGCGACATCCAACTGTTGCCGCTCTCCAAGCAGCCGTTCCGCCTGCGCTTGGGTTTCGGCCTGCCGCTGGGCCAGATCCATCAGGAACGTGCCGCGCTGTTCCTGCGTCATGCCATTGACGCTGTCCAGTGCCGCCGCCACGGTGGCCGCTTGCGTGTCCGTCAAGTCCTGTTGCCAGTTGGTCCGGCGCTTGAGCGCCTCGCTGTGCGCGAATCGCAGGACGCGCTCATGGTCTGTCTCGGGCCGCGTGGCCTCACGGCGGTTGGTAATGGCCCGGTTGCCGCCGACCGCCAGCACACTACTGCCACCCATGACTCCGCCCGCGACCGACCCGATGAACGCTCCATACAACCCCTCGGCCAAATCTTCCGATAGGGGTGCCGCAGTCCACGGAGACATAAGTGCCGCCGTGACAAACTCTTCCGCTCCCTCCTCTGCACCAGAGGCCAGCACAATTCCGCTAGCCTTGCCAAACCATCCGTTTCGGAAGGATGCGGTTCGCCCGGCAATGCGGGCGAAGGTGTCCAGACCGCGTTGTCCAGCCTTGCTCTGCAACGCCCGGGTCGCCAAAGGCGCACCACGTTCAATCAGCGGCTTCAACGCCGCTTGGCCCATCTTGGTCTTGACCCCGTACCCGGCAAGTCGGGCCACCGCCTTGGCCCCAATGGCTGCTCCACCGAGTTCAACCCCCGTCTCAATGACGGCTTGCGCCTCGGCCCGCGACCGCGACTTCGCCAACGAGTATTCGGTGAGGGGCCGACCTTCCAGCGCGTCCAACGCCCGTTGCTCGTCCGTCTCCTGCATGTCCTCCAGAAACCCGGAGGAGTAGCCCATGAACGGAATCGTGGCGGTAGACGCGATCGCCGCTGCCGTCGGCACGTTGCCCGTGACCAGCGCACCCGCAACCCCCACCATCTGCGGCAAGTTCTGGCCTACGGCGCGACCAACGTCGCCCATGACGCCTTCCTGCTGCCCCTTCGCCAGCCCTTCCGATGCGCCACGCATGGCGATCAACTCCGACCGCAAGTCATCCACGGACAAGCCGGACCCCTCCGGCTCAAACATCATGGAAAGGCGGTTGGCCACCAACTGGTTGGCGATCTCCTGATCCTCCGGGCTCGCCTCGGAGAACAGGTCGGCAATGAATTCCACTGGGCGCATCAACGACCGGATGAACTGGGCCCGCATCCCCGGCGTCGCGACGGCCTGCGCAGTCAGCGCCATGCTCTGGCGAAACCCGCGCTCAATTTCCCGGGGCTGAATCGCCAACGGGCTCTGGTTGATCCACGGCAACTCCGGAATCAACAACTCGTCTTCAAATTCCTTGGCCGCCTCGGCAAGCACGTCCTGCTCGCCAGCCGCCATGCCGGGCGTCGCGCCCGGCGATGCCGTCATCTGCTGGTCAACGATTGACCCAATGGCGTCTTGAAACGACCGGGGCTGGTCCGGCTGCACAGCAGCACGGGGATCGGTCCCATCCACCGACGATTGCATAATCTTGTCGATGGCGCTCTGAAAACTCGACATGTGCAGTCCTTACCGTCGATACTTGACGAGCAAGGCGACAAACTTTGCGTACCGGGCGCGACCCTCACGAGAGGTGTCGCGAGCCAATTGCGTTGCCGCCTCGGTGATGTCTTCGACAGGGTTACCAGTATCGGGCATCTCATATCCCAGCGCCAACACCTCCTCGCGCAGGGCTGCGTAATCTTGCTGATCCTGTTCCGTGATGATGCCAGTGACCGCCTCGGTCTGGGCAGCCGATGCCTCGCTGCGCCGAGCACCCGCCAGTGCCCCGGTCGCACGCGCCCGCTCCGACGCCAACTTGGCCTGCTGCATTTCCGCCTCTTGCGTTGCCGCCTCCTGACGACGCTCTCCCTGCGCCATTCGACCCAGCACCATCTGGCGGCGAGGATCGGACGCCGGAGCATCCATGATCTCCGGAGCATTCATGTAGCGCATGGACATTTCCTGTGTCGGCTGTCCACCCTGCAACCGCTGCGCGATGTACTGCATCGCAATGTCCCGGTCGGCGGGCGACCACGCCCGTCCCCATCCAATCCGACGGGTGAAATCCTCTGCCCGGGACGCCAGCGTTGCCACCCGCAAGGATGCGGGAATCGCTGACACCGCATCCAGCCCCATGTCCGAGATGACCGTATCGGCCATGCTGGTCAATGCAGCGGAGTTCCCCGTCGTCAGGTAGTACGACGGAAATGCCGCCGCAGTCACCACGGACCCGTCCGGCGGCGCGTACACGCCGAACTGCTGGAGGTTCAGCAACTTGATTCGCAAGTGCTGCTCCATCTGGGCCTTGTAGAAATCCGGGATGGTGCCGTCCACCATGACACCTTCCAACTGACTGGTGTACTCGTCACTCTTGTAGTTGACGAATCCGTCCGCTTGCGTACGGGCTACCTCCAGATTCGTCGTTTGAATCCGCTTCTGCAACTCTCGCAGTGCCGCTTCATCCTTGGCCTGCATCTTGGCATAGGCGCCCTGCACGGTGACATATGCCTGCTGCGGATCCTTCTCCATCTCGACGCTGGCAAACTGGCTGAACCCCGGCATGTTGGGTTCCAGTTCTTGCGTCATCTGCATGATGGCCGGGCGCAACCGCTCGGCGTCCCGTTGGCGGCGCATCTGCGTGGCCATTGCAATGCGGGCTTGCGATCGCTGCTGAATCGCCGCCAGCCACTGCTGTTCGGACAACCGAATGGCCTGCCGCTGTCCCGCCTTGTCCGTGAACAGCGCGGCAGGGCTGCCATCCGGCATCGTGCCGAAATCCAGAGCCTCCAGCCCCGTGTAGTACCCATTCTCCAGCGCCTGCTCAACAGCGGCGTACGACCCAAACGGCGCAATCTGGCGAGATCCATAGGGATCCAGCGATGCACGCATCAACTGATCCGCGTCCAGCAACGGGTCCGGCATGTCCGGCTGCTGCGGCGTCGCCGCGAAGCCTTCGTTGGGACGCAACGTCAACGGCGGCTGATCAGCGAAATTGGTCGGCTTCGGGTTGGGAAACGCGCTCATTACTTCACCAATCCAAGAGTGCGAGCGGCTGCGGTTTGGCCGTAGCCGATCTGAATTCCAAATGGTTCCTGCGGAGCCTTGGGCACCGCCACCGTCGGAGCCGACACGCCTGCGACAATTCCCGCCAGATCCGGCATAGCCGTGGCGCGATCCGCCTGCGAGCGGTAAATGGTTTCCTTCGTAGTGGCCGCCATGGCTTCGTCAGCGGCAGCCTGCTCACGCTCAAACTGCCGCTGGCGAGCCTGAATTGGCTCGTCCATCTTGGCCTGCAATCCACGGGACGCACCCAAAATTCCCCCAGCCAAGGAACTGTACGGGTTGTCCGGGTTGTACGCAGCAAGACCTGTGGCAAACCCACGCAGCATGTTGGCACCAAACTGGCCCGCGCCCGTCAGGAACTGATCCCATCCCGACGCTTGCTGGCTTTGCTGCTGCCGTCCTTGCGCCTGCGAGTACTTGTCTTGAATGGCTTGGGTGGCTTGCTGCTGCGCTTTGGTTCCGGGCTGAAACGAACTCCCAGCCATTCCCTGCGCCATCGGGCCGATCATTGCCATCAGTCCGGCAAATCCACTCATGTCATGCTCCCGCCACGAATGGCGCTGAAATTTGCTCGCCAGCCTGCCGCCCAATCTGCCCGCCCATAGGTCCGCCGAAGGCACTGCCTAGCCCTTCGCCAAGAGCACCGATGGCAGATCCAAGCAACGCGCCGCCGAAAGCGGAACCCGACTGCATGTCCAGCAACGCCTGATTGATTTCGGCCTGATACCGGGTCTCGACAGGCCGCGTGCGCAATTGCAGCCCAGCCTGCAATTGTCCGGCGCGAGCACCTTGCGCCGCCGTCGTGTACTGCTGGTATTGCTGGCTCTGGTACTGCGCCGACCCCAACCCCGCCGCAAACATGCTTTGCGCCGCTTGCTGCTCCATCTGCGCCAAGGCATTAGCCTGTGCCTGCTGCGCGGACGCCAGCGTCTGGGCGTATTGCTCGTTCAGCGCAGCCGCCTGCAATGCTCCCTGCATCGACACCGCTTCAATCTGCTGCTGCCCGAACGTCGTGTTCGACAATCCCATGAACGCCGACCGCGCCGTCGTTCGGCCAACAGCCCGTTCCGTCTGCTGCCGCAACAACTGAAGACTCGCATCCCGGCCCGACGCCAGTGTCTGGTACGCCTCCCGGGAGGATTCCTTAAACGCCTCCCGCGACTGCGCCATCACGCTGGCGTATTGATTGACCGCCGAGTTGTACGCCTGCGAGTACACCTCCGCGTTGTTGGTGCGCTCCTGCAAGAACTGGTCGATGATCTTGCCGTACTGCTCGTCCGCGTACGTGCGGGCTTCCTTGTAGCCCTGCTCCATGCGCTGGATAGCACCCTTATACGACGATCGCCCACCGAACAAATTGCTGAAGAGTCCCATTAGTACGTGCCCTTTACATTCTTGGTGTGGCCCATTTGATCCACCAGCACCGACATGCGCTCCAGCGCCCACGGAACCCCAAGGCTTTCAAGGCGCACGTAAATCGCTTGGTCGCGAACGCGGCAGCGCAACGCATCATTCCTGCCGGGCAGCAACCCGCCAAGCGAAATGCTGTTGGTGTTGTTGTAGGTCGCGCTGCTCACTTTGATTCGTGGGGGGAGTATCGATGTTGGTAGAGTAAGCCCGGGCGGCAAAGCGTCATACAGGTACGTTCCGCCGGGCGTGTCAAGCGAGGTGTCCGGCAACGACGTGTCGCGGGTGGCAATGATGGGATGCGGGCCCGGGGGCTCCACATGTTCAATCAACCACGTGCCCGGAGCCGTCGGAGATGGGCTGCGAATCCGATTGGACTGGTAGGTGTAGGACCGAGCGATCGGATCGGAAATTAGGGTGTCCGCCGTGGTGTACGTCCGGGGCGCAACCTCCGTAGGAAACAACAGGCAGATGCCAAAAGTGAACGACCCCGGCGGTCCACCGCAGTCGTACGTGGTCGAGGCAGTAAACGACGTGTGGTCGCCGCCATCCAAGACCACCAACGGGTAATCTGGGTCAAACACCGTTGAAACGGCCACGATGTTCTCGCCAATCGCTTCTTCGGCAGTTTGGCCGGACAACAAAGATGCGAACGGTCCAGACAAGCGTCCCGCAAAGGCTGTTTCCTCCTGTGGCTCATCCATCGTCAGTTCAATGCGAACGTCCCGCATCATCACCTGACCGAGCGTGCGTTCAAGGACAGGACCGATGGTAAGGCGACTGACGATCTTGTAGTCCGCTGCCTGATCGTTGGTGACGTTGAACCCCGCCGTCTTGTACCCCGTCGCCGCTTGGCCATCGACGCCACTGGTCAAGTCGCGGTCAAACCACCCGACGAATCCATCAGCAGATCCAAACGCCAGAATCGGTGCCCGGGCGTCTCCGAACGGAAAGTCTCCGCAACACGTCGGGGAATGGAACGACGGCCACCCAGTCTTGTACGGCCAGAACGCATCCGTTGCTTGGCTGTACAGCAAATGCACGCTGCTAGCAGGCAGGTCCGTGCGCGACATCACGCAGTGCACGTTCTGCCCTTCCGCGTCATACCCCAGAACACAGTTCAGGGCATCGAATTTCTGTTGCTGGAAGAACGTGTCAAGGCGACCGCCTGTGATGCGACCACTCTGTGTCACCAGTTGCTCGTTGGGCTGCACCCGGTAGAGCCCGTCCTGCGACATGAGGTAAATGGTCTGCGCGTCGCTGGCGCACCACGCTCGTTGGCTGACGATCCCGACCGATCGGGACAATTCAATCATGCGGGCCGTGTCTTCAAACACGGGGTCTGCCGTCAGATACGTCATCGTGTGGCGGCCAGCCACCAACAATCCGCTTTCGGCAATCGGAACCAGCGCAATAATCGGCTCGCCCACCAAGCCGAATTTGGTGCTGCTGTTCGCGGCCAGCGCGTCTTCGGTGCTGGTGTTCGGAATCCAATCCTCTGGATCACTGATCTTGCACAAGAACCAGTTGTTCGGGCTTGATTCCAAACCAGACAACGCAAGGCGTGCCCCGAATCGCACCAACAAACTGGCACGAAAACCTTGCTCGTTTCCTGCTGATCCATTCGGGTTTGGGCCGCGCACAGGTGCTTCCGGCCCAGCCCACACCACAACTTGTGGAGTTGCGTCGGTGATCTTGATCTTTCGGTAGCAAGCACCATCTGCGAAATACACGTACTCGCCAAAGACAGCGGCTCCAACGTGACCCGTGGACTTGATCTTTTTGACAATGCCAGCGTTGTACGCCAACTGGGTTGGCGTCGTGCTGCCCGGGTCAATGATGAACACCTCCCCGCCCGCCACGACAACGCATCGCTGCAACAGAATGCCGCCCACGTATGCGTCCGCACGCAGAATCACCTGCACTTCTCGCGTCACCGCCGGACTTACATCGTTGAATTCCAACGCACCCAACAGCGCCCGGCGCTGGCCCAGACGCAGTTTCCCCTTGTACGCATCGTAGGGGATCACGTTGATTGCGTCCGCAGCAAAGCCGGGAGGCAACGCGGAGTATCCGCTGTCTACGTGAACGCCACGAAACGGAATTGTCACAGGGGCATATGGCATTATGCCGTCCGCACCATCAACAGGGCGTGCGTGTGTTCACCGGGGTTGTGGTTGGATATTGACCACGACAAGGTTGTCCACACGGCCCCGGCACCGCCAAACAGTACTGGAGAACTTCCACCAATGGCTTGGGTTGAGTACGCTACGGGACTAGTTGTGCTTGCCCTATACAGTTTTGCTCCCGCCGTGCCAACCGTTGTCGGATTGGTAATCGATGACCCAATTTGAATTATGAAGCCTGCGTTTGCGGAATCCACCAACACGAGCGCCAATGACCCTATAGACCCCGGGGTCTGAAAGTCGGTCTTGGACTGCACATCCAGCGTTGTTCTCTGCGCTGCTGCGTTCGCATCATCAAGCAATGCACGACCCGCTGCGGTGCAAGTGATTTCCTCAATGTCGCCAGCACCCGCAGTGCTGCGTCCTAGCAGTCGATCCGTAGCAGACACATTCTGAATCTTGGCATACGTCACTGCATCGTTGGCAATGCTGTTCGTGGCGACAGTAGCGAATGCAATCGACGATCCGCTTCTCCGCAACACTTCTGCATCGTTCGCTGCCGTAATCTCTCCAAAGTCTCCCGCGCTATTCGTCGATCGGCCAACAACTGACAACCCAGCGGCGGCGCTGTTCTGCATCTTTGCAAACGTCACCGCGTCGTTGGGGATCTTTGCTGTAATCACCGCATCGTTGGCAATTTCGGTGCTGCCGACCGAATTCGCATACAACGTTCCAGCAACCCACGTGCTCCACGTCGAACCGTCATACGCTCGCTGGAACGCCTTCTGTGTCTTGGTCGAGATCAGCGTCTGCACCACGTTGGCTCCGGACACCGTTACCACCAGCACGCCGGGCGCGTCCGAGCCCGTGACCCATGCCGATGGGATTGCAGTCGTCACAGACGCAGTAATGGTGAACCGACCCGCACGTCGGTAATCCACGTGGTCAAGGGTGGTCTGCGCGGACGAAAGCGCCGGAACGGACGAGGACAGGTATGGCAAGGCAGCCCATGCCACCCCCGTCCCGATCTTCACGTTGCCCGTGTCGGTCTCATAGCCGATCTCGCCAGCAAGCAACGCAGGATCCGCCGTAGTCCATTGAGTTGCCGTTCCACGACGAATCTGCAACTTGATAGACATCACAAACTCCTTTCACTCAAATCTTGTTGCCGTACTTCTTGTGCAGGATCCAGCCTGCGCCAAGGCCAACGACTCCCATGAGCAGCGCGAAGAACACGTTCCCGAGAAACGAAGACAGATTAGCCAGCATGTGCCTCATCCTTTCGCGCAGCCCACGCCTTCTCAAAGGCGGAATTGAATTCAGGATCTGCTGCGCGTCGGGCTGCAATGTATTCCCGCGCAGTCTCCTTGTGAGATGGCTCCAGCATGTCTGCGGCGAGCCGCGCATCCTGCACCTTTCGGCGGGGCAACCACCCCACCGCCACCCGGATGCCCTGCCCAATTCCCGTTTGCCACAGGATGACCACCACAGCGAGCGCCATGACGGCCAACGCCACCCATCCAACGGTGATCAGCCACGCCGGAACCCGGTCCTGCACCGACGGCAACTGCCTATGGATGTTCTGCGCGAGCACGTAGATTCGCTCGGCACCGGACACAACCACTGGATCCCCGATCTGCTGGCCATACTCAACCAAATCGCGGGCCTGCAATTGGATATCCGTCGCACCCGCAGCGATGCGCTTGCTGGCCGAGCAGCCCCCAAGGAGGCTAGTTGCGAGAACGCTCAATCTTGGCCTCAATCTGGGCCAGCCTTTCCGAAAGGGTTTCTTGCTGGGTTACCAACCGCATCAGCAATCGATCGTGGTGGATGAACGCCGCAAGCACTCCCGCAGTGATCGTCAACAACAAGCCCGTGATCGCAATCCAATCGCGAGCCGACAGTCGAACAACGTTTCCTCGTTCCAACGTCATGTGGTGTCTTTAGGTCAGGTTTGCGAGAACTGCGTTCGGCAGCCGATACGGCCAGTACTTGACGCGACGGACGTTGGTCTGCGCCGATCGGAGTGGGTCGCAACCCACATGCAGTCGATTCACCGTGGGAATGGTGGCCGACGTATCCGTTGGTTGCGCGGTTCCGTTGTACGCAAACCCAATATCGTTCAACTTGTAGGCCAGCATCACATTTGTGCGAGTCGGAAAGGGCAGATTGCGCGTGACGTTCCACGATGCTTGGGGCGTTCCGTCTGTTACTACTGCCCCGACGCTGTCAATCAAATCGCTGTACAGCAACAGGCGATAGTTTTGGCTATTGTCATTGGCAGACAAGTACCGGGACATCCCACCTGTTCGACCACCCTCAAACAAGAACGTCCCCTCGGTCGGGTTGAACCACGACGAGAACGCCGCACCAGTCATCACGCACACGTCCTGATTCCGGCTCGCGGGTCCTGCTCCCGTGGCAATGTACGACGATGGACGCGCTGTGCTATTGATAGACTCCATCTGGGCACCAAAGAACCGAGCGGCATTTCCTTGCGTCGTGGCGTGTTGCGTAAGGCTGTTGGATGGCAACAACCTAAACGATCCGTTCCCGGCGCTCATCGCAAGGAATGACGCCGACACTCTCCACCAGCCGTTGCCGACGTTGCGTGTTTCGACGGACCCCGTGCTGATTCCCGTTGGGTTCCCCGTAGTGACCAATTGCGCCTCCCCAGTGTTGAGATTGACGCTGACGTAGAACCCGTCTGTCCCACCGGGGTTGATCCATCCCATCGCACCAAAATGCTGGGTGGAGTCCAAATCCTTTTTGAGATACACGGAAATCGTGTATCGGCCACTAGACACTACGGCGACGGACTGTTCGATGTACCGCGTTCCCGGCGTTGGGGTGTTGGTTGCCAACGTGAAGGCATTTCCCGTGCCCATGGGATCGGAAGAAAACGTGCCGTCATTCGTTACATCGACAAACGATGCGGTCCACGGGGACGTGGCAAATTCTTGAGACCGCAACAGCATGTTCGTGGTCCCGTCCTCCATCAACATTCCGAGCGGTTCGCGAGTTACGGGGTCAATCTCAAACCGCGGCTCATTCGCGTTGCCAATTGTCTGCATCTGCCCGTAGGTCAGAGCGGTTCCAGAGGTTTCGATGTAATCGCAAAGGTAGCCTTCGTTGCATTGGAAGCCCCACACCATCATGGTCTTGTTCAGTGTCGTAGCCGAGGACTGCCCCGAAAGTGGCGTTTGCAAACCAATTGACCTTACTGGAGCCGCGCTACTGGTGCCCGGTTTCCGGATATTTTCTACGGTCAACCAGACCCGATACCACCCATTGCCAACGGCAACGACTCCGTGGTCAAGACACCGCATCGTCCAGTTGGTGTTGGTTTGTGGTTGTTCTGTGATGGTCGCTTGGTACGTGGACAAATTGACCACTAGGACGACATAAGTCCAAACGGGATTCTCTTGCCGACGGATATCCAGCCGAAATGCCGGGGTATCGATGTTCTTGATGTAGATGGATGTCGTCCAAATCACACTTCGGTTGAAGGTGACATCGCGTACGAAATACGCCGACTCGGAAGGGCTCGTTCGTCGAATCGTTTTTGCGGTATTGGAACCATCTGGGGCGATGCCGCTGTTGGGAACAACGGTGCCGTTACCATATATAGTTGGATCGACATTACTGGTGGGGTTGAGATTCTGCGCGTATGGACGCGCCAGATACGTGGCGTTCGTGCTGCCGCGAGTGAACGTCAGGCCGGACGGCAACTGCCCCGACAAGAAATTCATCTGCAAGGTCGAGTTGTCGAACGTTTCCAACGTCCAGTACTGGTCCGGCACGAACACGTCCACCAGATCATTGGTTAGCACGTCCTTGCGCTGCATCAGAATGGCCGCCGGGGTGAAGTCCCCTAGGTCCGAAGCGTCGTCTGCGAACGCTTCCTCCGTGTCCGACGCCCGCAGCCGCGTGCCCGGGAGCAAGTCATGTCCCGCCAGCGAGGTCACCTTGGCCTTGACAAGGCCACCAAACTGAACTTCCACTTCTCCGCCGGGCGCACCACTACGACCCAGCAGCGACGTGACCACTCCGATGTACCCATTGGTCTTGGCCACCTTGCCGTCTGCTTGGCGGACGCAATTGAACACGTACAGCGGGCTGCCGGACTGCTCGGGGTCTAGCACCGCGCCCGAGTGCGTAAACGACGTGTGCACCACCGAGCCGACCGACAACGGCGCTCCGCTGCGGTTAAACACCCGAAGCCGCATGCCGTGCGGCTGAAGACCAAGCGGGCCAGACATGGGCGAAATCATTCGTCATCCTCCAAAGATGGCATTCCCGGAACATCCGGAATCGGTCGCATGGGAAACGCCCGGACGACCCCGGGCACGGTCACATCGTCATACAGATCAATGTCTGCCGCGTATGCCTGTCGGATCAATTCCAACTGTTGCGCCGACGGCGTTGGCTTGGGGTGCGGCGTCGTGTTCCGCACTGGAAATCCATTCAGGCCAACGAAAGCCACGAACTGATCGATGTGATCAGGGAATCGGAACAGGTGCGTGTCACCCCAACCGAAATCGCCTTGAGGCCGGAAGTGGATGTTGCGCTGGATGGGCATCGCCCGGCGTCGAATCTGGATGTCGGTGCCGTTGACCAACGATTCCACCGCCTCTGCCAAATCCAATTCCATGTAGGCCACGCCGGACAAAAACCGATCTACGGGCTCGCGGACCAGCAAAACCACCGGGTGCGTCGGCTTTCGGGAGCCGGGGCACAACCCATGCCACTGCATCGTCTCCATGGTGACTCCTTCGGGATACCACCCATTGACGATCTTTCCGTACAGGTCCGGATGAAACGTCTCCAGCACCGCGATTGAAATGCTGCTGCTTCCCACTTTGGGGTTGAGCGCAATCGAATAGTGGATGGCGTCGAAATACTTCATGTGATCACCACATAGCCCTTGCTTGTGGCAATGGTGGGATCACACGTCGCAGATCCGGGATTGTTGTAGACGATGATGATCGGTGTCTGCCCGCCGATTGGATCCGCAGGATCCAAGTCATCAAACATGGAATTCAACGCCGAGGCAGACATGTTGTTGTCCGCCACGTTTAGGCCAGCGACTATTTTCTTCTTGTATTTGCCTGCTGATGGCGAACACCCCTTGGCCGCAACGCTCGTCAAGCCGTTGCTTTGGGCATTGATCCGCTCAGCAGACGAACCAGTAATGTCCAGATGCGTCATAGACGCATTGTTGATGCACACCACGGTGTTCAACATCGACAAGTTGCGCAAGTTCAGCGATTGTACTTGCGTATTGTACAAGTAGAAGGAATTCAACGCAATGCACCCTTGTACGTTGAGGCTCTTCAATGAGGTTGACAACATAAAGACTTGGTCTAGGTTGGGTTGATACCCAAAGTCCACTTCCGTCACGTTCTGCGCTGCAATGTTCACGCTCGTAAGCGGGCAGTTTTCAAATCTCGGCATCGTGGACAGAATCGCGTCAGATGTCAGAGTCAGTAACTGCAACTTCGTAAGCGAACCCCAGTCTGTCGCCGTCCAATTTCCCGCTGCGACACCAAGAGTGGTGATGTTCGCTGCTTCTGACAGGTCGATAGAAGCGAGGTTCGGAGAGAAGTTCTGCACTACAAGGACCGACCCGCTGTCGCCACCAAGACCATTGACCGAATACAACGTCGCAGTCTTGCCAGCCGCCGCCGTGAGGGTTTTGCTCGACGTAAGAAAGTTTTCGGGATCGCCATTTCCAAGAACTCCACTTGACGTGCCGTCCCACCAATCAACCTTTGCGAACCCCGTGGTAGTCATCACACCAAAGAGAATCCCTCCCGAGGTTCCCGAAATGTTTGCCACCGCCTTGTTGGTGGCCAGCGGTGGCTTGGTCACCATGGGAATAGCGCGATCCCGGTCGCCGCGCTGCTCGACGCGCCACAACGGAAGTGTTCGGTTGCGAGGCAACATTAGAACCCTGCAACAAAGGCGTTGGCCACCTGCCCGCCACTGGATTGGTGGATCACCACCTCGACGAGTTCTGCGCCAAGACAGTCCACCACGACTGCGCCCCAGCGCGTCGTGAACTGCTGGCCCGCGAAATTCTTGCGGTCCCCGGACGTTGGGGTGGAAAGCGTCAGGGCTCCGTACATCGTTTGGCCATTTACCGTGACCTGTCCTGTCGTTGCCGCCGTCACGCTGCCATACGACAGGGGCGTTGGAACCCACAGGTCTTGACTCTCCACATACGCCCAGCCGATGACGCCGAGGAAGTACGTGGCACCACTGCTGTTGATGATGGGGGCAATCTTGAGGTAGTTCAGCCCGGGCTCGACGACAATGCCTGCCGAGTTGCCCGTCGGCACAGTGACGGGCTTGGTGGCCGTAGGAACGCGCTCCACCACATTGGCCGATGCGGGCACCGTCAGGTTTGTGAGGCTGGCCAGCAGTTGCCGAGCAGGCAGCGTGCGCGGAGTCGAAAGCGTCTGGGAGAAACCGTTGTACATGGTGAATTCAGGGGTTTTGTACGGGGTTCAAGAGAACGTATCCGCCGTTTCGCCAGCGAGTCGATCTCCAGTTGGATGCAGGGAGTTGTCCGTAATGCCCCTGCAACATGCCATCCTTGCTCTTCGCGGCTCCGAACACCGGGCCCAACTCAATTTCGGCAAGGCGCTGGGCCTGCTGGCCATCCTCGTAACTTTCCGCGATGGCACGCACATACAGCACCAACACCGTTTCCAGCCACGGCGGAATGGAAATGACGGTGTCGTCTGGCGTCGATGCAGTCACCGACTGCCAAGCCGTTCGATACATCATCTTGTAGACGTTGGATGCCGTGGAACTGGGGGTGGGGTACAGTTCCACCCGGTATTCCGTCACGGGGTTCAGCGTCGTCGGGACGATGGTCCGAACGTAGGCCCGCACGGTCAGGTCGGGAAACGACGTGACGCGGGCGTTCTCGACTTCCTCTTGGCTGCACAGCCAGACCGCCTGATCGTTCTTCCACAGCGCGGTCACTTCCCCGAAATCCGCAGGCAACGGTGCATAGGGTTGCCCGGCCACGGTGGGCAAAAACGCTGTCTGCTGCCGGAACATCCACGGGTGCGTGAACAGGTGCTCTCCGGCCTGATTGACGATTTCCGCCTGCCGCTGGGCAACGGTTTGCCCCGGCGACGTGGACGGTCGTCCGCCGAGCGCCAGCAACACATGATTCCGGAGATTGCCGTAGGTGAGCATGAATGTCTTGCAGCGGGTTTCCCCGCTGCAAGCGCAAGATCAAATCGTGACTGCCATCCAGTACTGCAACGGAATGAACACCCGGGCCGCCGTGGTTGCCGACGTGGCCTCCTCAAGGAGGACCGCGCCGATCATCGACGCCGAGGAGTCGTTTCCGCTGTTAGTGAACTTGCCGCCGGAATCCGTCGGGACGAGCGGCGTGCCCGCCGGGACGGTTCCGCCGGAAACGATGGTCACAAACGCATTGGCAATGCCACCAAACTGGACATTGACCACCTTGTCTGGGCCACCGCCTTCGGCTTGCAGCCGGGTCACCACGCCGAGATAGCCGTGGTTGTTGGCTTCGTCGCCGTCCGCTAGCCGCACCGTGTTGAACACGTATGCAGGATCATTGGACTGCGACGGGTCTGTCACCACGCTGGTGTGAAGGAATGAGGTAACCACCACGTCACCAACCTTGAGCGTGGTTCCGGACTTGTTCACGCACCGCGTCTGCATCGACGCGGGCTGGATTCCATACGGGCCGCTGTTAGAAGCAAATTGCATGGTGGTCACCTCGTTCGCTGTTACGGCTTGACGGTGGTGCCGTCGAGAAGAATCTGCACGGTCGTCGCGCTACCGGCTGTCGTGTGCAGCACCGTTCCAATTCGGGCACTGACCACTCCACCCGCCCCCTGCACCACGCCGGACGTGCCGCCAGTCGTGCCGAGATACACCGTTTGGCCCTGCGTGTACGTGCCGCTTGCGCACTTCACGGTCGCGACGCCGCACACCAGAACGTCTCCGGTCCTGCCAACGCCAATCGGGCTCATGGCGACACCGTACAGTCCACCGAGAGTTCCTGCCGGAGCGTTTGCGGGCGCACGGGCGACATTGGCAAACTTGGACGTTGACGCCTCAGTTGCAGCCGCATCGCCCTGTCCGGGCTCGGCGGAAGTCTGCGCGAAATCAAACCGAACGAGATCCGTGGCCACGATGGCATCCGCTCCGCTGTTGCGGACGCGAACGATGATGGACCGGGGGTGAATTCCGAGAGTGCCCTGCGAAAGGGCTGCAAGAAGAACAGACATGAGAGATCCTTTGTGATGGCTGGTGGCCGGGCGAACCCGGCCACCAGCGTTGCTGATTAGGAAGTGCGGAGCGGAGCCACGATGCCGTGACGCTGGCGGCTGTTGCAGAACAGGTTCCACCAGCAATCCACGGGCTGCACCCACGAGAACGGCTGGTTCGGGTGCCGCATGATGTCGTGCTTCTTCATGTACCGGGTGCTGTGCATGATGGGAGTCACGTAGTTGGCGTTGACGAACCAGTAGCGGGCACCCTTGTCGATGGTGTTGGCACCGAATTCCGTGCCCGTGCCAGCGACCGTCTGGCCGTTTCGGCCCGCCACGTTGTCGCTTGTTACCGCGCTGGCGGCTGCGGGGAAGATCGCCGCAGTGTCCAGATCCGCGCAGTACTCCAGCGGGATACCGGAGAACGTCGGGTTGACGTACGACGAATCCTGCTTGGAGACCAGCACATCGTTGGCTTCACGCAGCGCACGCTTGTACTGATTGATGCCCTCGCGGGAGCACAGAATCATCTGGCGCTGGAAGTTCGTCTCCTCAAAGTACTGACGCTGCGTCAGCGGAGCCTTGAACTGCACCTTCAGGTACATGTCGTCGAACGCCCCGAACATGCTGTGCACCTGACGACCAACGCTGTTCGCGTTATGGCTATTGTAGGTCGACGCCGCTTTGGTTTCTGACGCCGCATTGTCCGCGAGGTTGCGCGAATAGAACGAAATCTGGTTGGCCCAGCGCGGATCCGTGGCCGGATTGATGCCGAGGATGGTGCTGCCGCCCCAGCCAGCGGGGATGCCGCCACGCTCACCCAGCGACACGTCGCTGTTGACCGTCTCGGTGATGAAGGCGGGCAGGCTGTACGGCTCCTTGCCGCCAGTCTCCATCTGGCTCGACTGCGCGAAGTACGACGCCCACAGGTCGTTCTCCATGCCGTTGAGCATGGAAGTCCACATGCGCATCTCCTTGATGCGCTTGAGGCGCTTGTAGACCACTTTGGCGTCGCCCTCGTTGAGTTCGACTTCCTGATCGGTCCACGACATGTAGTCCATGCTGAAGCGCCACGGCGCGGTCAGCGTGTCGGTGACCTGCGGGTTCGTCCACGTGAACGTGTCGTTCGGCTGGTACTTCTGGTAAGTGCTGGCGTCATCAAAGACGATCACGTCCTTGATGCTGTTGCCGCCCTGAATGACGGTTTCCCCGGCCTTCTCCTTGAGGAGGCGGGACAGCACGTAGTTGTTCTTGACTGCTTCGTTGATGACGGCTTCGGCGGACTTCAGGTACGACGGACCCGTTGTCTGCATGAAGTCGTTGAACTGGGTAATAGAAGGCATGACTGATTCCTGTGGTTAGCGGGCTCGTCGCGGGGAGTTGCCCGACATGATGCGTTCAAGGGCCACGTCATCCTCGTCAAGCGCCGGAGGCTGCACGGGCGGAGACGACGCACGCGGCGCGGTCGGCTGTGCAGCCTTGACGTTGACGGCAGGCTTGGTGGACCCAACAAGAGCCTGATAGGCGCTGCGGGTGAGGTCATCAACCGTGGCGTATCCACCGGGCTTGGAGTTGCCGAGTTCGGACATCTTGGCCAACACCGCGTCCCATGAGGGAGCCTTGCTCCCGAACTGGACCCGCAGCGCGGCATCCGATGCCCGTGCTTCAGCCAGCAGCATCCGCTCCTGCATCTGCTGCTGCTGCATCTGGAATGCGGCCCGCACCGGAGCGACGAGTTCTTCGCCGTAGGTGGCGGCCATCGACGCGAACGGATCAGCGGGTTGCGCAGGCGTTGCCGTGGTTGCGGGCTCCTGCGGATTCGCTGGCGCTTTCGTCTTGGCCAGTTCCGATTCCAGTTGCTTCATTCGACTGCCGTACGAGTCAACGTCCTTCTGGCGCTTCGCCGCCTTGCTGACCCAATCTGCCAGCACGGCGTCGGACGCAGAACCGATGATCTCGTCGGGCACGCCATCCCTCTTCAGGACTTTGGCGGCCTCTTCACGGTCAAATGGCGGACTGGTTGCCTCGGGCTGCGGAACGGTCTCCGTCGAAACGGGAGCAGGTTCCTCCTCCACGGCATCCAGTTCGTCGAGCAATCGGGCCAAGACCGCGTCGTCATCGTCCATCGGTTGGCCGACCTGCGGCTCGACGGGCAATTCGGGTGCGTTCGTGACCTGCTCCGGTGCCCCGCTGGGCACCGCGTCGGCCTGCTCCATGGGTTCAGCAGTGCTGTCCATGTCAGTCTCCTCGTTGATAGCCGTGCTCGGACGCGACGTTGCGTTCGTGATTGCGGCTGGTGATGATCGGTCGTCCACGGGAATCCGTTGCGCATCCGGGCAGGTTGCGCGGCAGCGAATGGCTGACGTACGGGTAGCCCCACGTGGTGAAATTCGTGCTGATCTGCGAGTCGCTGACGATGCGCGTCAGCGACCCAAGTTCCGGATGGTCGATCTCGGTTCCAATCGACGGCACCTCCGACATCGGCATGGCCAATTCGTGGATGTTTCCGTCCGGGGATTGAAATCGGTAGATCGGCATCACATGCGGGAACGGACAGAGGTCAGTGCAGCCTGCGCGGCAGGGGGAATTGCCTGTGGCTCACCAGTAGCAGAAGGTGCCGGAGCCTGTTCGCCAATACCCCCCCCTTCGGTCGCGGGGGCTGCGACAGCCTGTCGCATCTGCTGCAATGCGTTGTCGTCCACGAAGTCTTGCATCTGGGGGACGTTCTGGGCGTCACCAAGGAACGAAAAGACCTCCTTCCACTTGATGAACGGCGTCATCGGCATGACCTGCGCTGCCGTGGTGATGACCTGCATGGTCTCGACCGCACGGCGCTGGGCGAGCATTTCGCTGATCCGCTCCATGCTGTACACATCGATGTCCACCTGCAAGTCTTCCCACTGCCCGACCTTCAGGCCGCCCACGAACACCGGGTCCGACACGCCGATGTTCTTGGTGTCGTCGCCGCCAACGGCGAACGTGATCCGATCGTCGTGCCAGAGATACCACGCCACCCCACGGAACAGCGTGTCGCAGGCTTCCTGAAAGTTGCGCTTAAGGTGCGCGATTCGCATCGTGCTGGCGGACTCCGCCACCGCCACCTCCGTGGCGCTGGCCGACCCGGCGATGTTTCCTCGCATGGCATCCGACATGCCCAGAGCGCGATCCAGCCGTTCCTTGGCCGTCTCGACGGACTGGATGTGCTGGTTCGTGCTGCCACCCACCTCGACGGGCTGAAGGCTGCGGGCGTCCAGTCCCGCCTCGGCAAAGACGTACAGATCCGGGGAGTTGACCACGTCCTGCAAGAACTTCGGGTTCTTGGCATCGCCCACCAGCATGCGCTTGTACCGCTTCTGGTTCTCCTGCTGGGTGATGGCCATGTCATTGCAGTACCGGATCTGGTCGCGGCAGGCCACGATCGGAGACAGGGGATACGGGTCGTTCGGGACCGTGAACGCCCCGAACACCACGTACGGGCCGGACGCCGGGCCGTAGTACGGCATGGGCCGACGCACCATCTGTCGCGAAATCTCGCCGGACGACCCGCTCTGGTACTTGGCCAGCGTGTAAATCGTCCCGTTGAACATGGACTCGTCGGCCATCTCGTCCAGCATCTCGGCGGCGAGCGGGTCCAGTTCGGGCACCCAAATCTCATAGACCGCCAGTTCGCGACGCTCGGGCACGTCCCGGTCCTGCCGGAGTTCGTCCACCCCGTTGTTCGTCGCCAACGATTCGATCACCTCGCGGTTCCACGTCTCGTCAGTCTCCGCCCGGCGCAGCAGCGTGTCCTTGTCCGTGATGTACACGTGCCCCATGTACCTGCACTCTTCGATGTGCTGGGCCGCCGGATCGACGAAGAACCGACCGGGATCGATGCGGTAGATGCGAGGAAGGTATGGGCCATCCGCATCCCACTTGCGCATCCCGCACTTGGGCTCGTTGACCACCAAGCCAACGCCCCACCCCAACAACATGTCCACGGCGATCCGCTCCAGCGTGGCGCGGGCCTTGGTCATGCGGGACCACCGATTCATCGCCGCCTGCATCGCCACACACGCTGTGCGCTGCGTATCCGGACGGGCACTGCGAACCCGAACCTTCGGGTTGTCGTGAATGATGCGCGGCAACACCATGCTGATGTATGCATGCACCGCGTTCTCGGGCTGCTCTTCGCCCCACTGGTCGCGGTACGCACGCCCAGTAAACCACTCGCGCAGTTCAGTGGGCACCGTCATGTGCTGGTTGCGGAAGTCCTCGGCGCGGTCGATCTCGTCGCGAATCGCCCACAGATTGGAGAAGTCAAGCATTTGTCACCTTCTTGGGCTTGCTCCGGGCCATGTTGTCGGCCAACTGCGCAACCCGGGTTTCCAGCGCCATGATCCGACCAAGAGTCGCCGTCGAGGATCCGGTGGAGGGGGCAGGCTCCGGCGTTGCTGCCGACATCTGCTTCAGAACCTTCTCCCCCTCCACCGCGTCAAGATCGATCTTGACGCCGCCGTTGATGACCACCAACACCCGGCCACCCATGTCGCGGATCTCGTCGATCGCGTCCACGTGATAGAACGTGTTCCGGACACGGATGAAACGGGCGTTCATCGCTTCTTGCCCCGTGCCTTGGACTTCATCGCGCCGGGCTTCTTGGCGAACCGCTCCGCCATCGACGCTTCCATCTTGCCCTTGGCGGTGTACGGGAACTTCTTGTTGTTAACCTTCGGCATCACTTGCCTTTCTTCCAGCCGCGCTTCATTGCGGCGTAACTCTTCGCGCTGACAGTAGTTGCAGACTTGGGGCGCGAAATCCCGAGTTTGCGACGCTTGTTGATGTTGCCCACCAGCGAGTTCTTGGCCACGTCAGCACCCCCACCGTGCACGTGCCGCCTTGCCGCGCTCGCCCTTCCATGAACTCGACCTCGCGCAGAACGACTTGTGGCGCGGGTTGTCCTTGTCCTTGGTCGGAGCCTGAAGGTTCGACCCGGTCGCCCGGTTGTACTTGGCCCGGCCCTTGGCAGTCAGACCCGCGCCCTTGGACACAGGCATCTTCTCGCCACGACCCACCGACAGATTCGGGCCACGCTTCTTTGCCATTACTCTTCCTCCTCCTCGACCACCGGAAGAAACGACCACACGGGCGTCCCTTCACCCACGTACGCCGAGACCACGTTGTGCTCCAAATGCTCCACAGCATCGTCGTACGTCATGCCGTGATCGTTGATCAGCACCTGCATCACCCGGTGAGTGTCGTAGACCACGCGGTACGACCCAGACTTCATGTCGCGGGTGATGCCGATGATCGCATCGTCCAGCCCGTCCGCAAGCACGAGCCGCTCCGTGTTCTCGTCCGCCCATGCCTTGACCTTGTCCGCGTTCGCAATCATCTGAAGACCTCATGGTGCTTGAAGATGTCGCCTGCCGTACCGGAAGCGTAACCCTGCTCCACAGTGGATGGAACAGGGGCATCATCCTTCGCCATCCACGCTAATGCAAGCGCAATCACCCGGTCACCGTGATTCTCCCGCGCACCCGTGCTCTCGTCGCGCAACCGACCGGGAATCACCCGGCCATTGCTGTCCAGCACGTACGCCAGCATCTCGTCCAGCGTCCCCGTGCAGGAAATGATCATCTCCCCCTGCTGCACCGCACGCGACAGGTTGCCCAACAGCAACCGCTTGCTCTGCTCGCTCGACACCCAACCCACCCTGTCCACAATTCCGTGCGTGCTCTTGCCCTCCTTGCGAGGCTTCCATACCCGATGGAACCGCTGGGCCTCAAAGTCCCGCTGCAAACTCTGGCCGGGACCGTTCACCTCCCACGCCACCACCGCCTCGCGGAAGAACCCCCGACATACCTCCGATACCTCCGCCGCCAAATCCGCTGGCGTAATGGTCGCGTCCACCAACATCGCCACCAACCGACGCTCGTTCACGTCCAACACCGCTACCGCGCTCGCGTGGTTCCCCGTCCCATACGCCGGGTCAATCCCCACCGCGTATGACCCCACCACCACCTCGTCCTCACACCACAACCGCCAACGACCCGTCGGACTGTCCACCCACCGACCGCGAACCCAGTTGGCACGGCGAGGCTCCCGACCAAACTCCCGCCGATGACTCGTCACCGTCACACTGGGGAAGAACGCCGCACCAGCACCCATCGCCTCCGCAAACACGTTCTGCGCCAAATCCACCTTGTCACGCTTGCGCAACTGGTCCGCAAGCCATGGCGTCCAGACGTAAGTGCTTCCAACAACACCACTTATGCTGCCGTCAAAGTCTACCCGAGTCTCCGCCCCGTGCGCCTTCTCCGGATGCTGGTAGTACAACATCTCCACTAACTCCGGGTTGCCCGTCCCACGCGCCTCCCCCACCAACCTGTCGTACCTCGTCCCATACCCAATCGGCGTGGAAACCGCGATCCGACAAGACGTTGTGTCCGACGCCGAACGCCACGCAGCCTCGTCGTCCTCAAGCGCAGCAAACTCGTCGAACAACACAAACGTCCGGCGGCCACCACGGCCAATGTGCGCACCACTCGCCTGACCCGCAATCGTCGCCCCAGTCACCGGATGACGCAACACCATGTGCTGACGGTACTGGCCACCCTTGCGCAAGTCCGGAACCGCGCACGGCAACAACCAGCCGGGCTGGCTCGACAACAAATAATCCACCTTCCAGAACAGACTATCCGGGTCGCCAGACCTGTCCACATTGTCCTCCACACGGCTGACCAACAAACTCTGCCACCCATGGAACAGCCACCCCCATACCGCTAACCCCAACACCACCCATGACGCACCCATGTCTCGGCTCTTGCGAACCACCACGTCACGACCCTCCGTCACGCACGTGTGCAACCGACGGATCGTCCCAATCTGCACAGGCCACGGAATGAACGGAACGTCAGGGATCGCCACAGGCTTCTCACGCCCGTCCAACCCAACCTCCTTCACCCGGTACGTCCACGCCGTAAGTGCAAGCCACGCCGCAGGATCCGACTTGAACAAGGCGTGCAAATCCGCCCGCTCACTGGGCGACGCACCCGTCACCACAAACTCCCGCAGACGCAACACATCAGCCAACGCAGGCGGCCAAGAAGGGAGGCATAGGGGATCCGTACTGGGGGAATAGGGGGCACCGTGACGCAGAGGGGAGGGGGACTCCGGCGGCGCGGCAGGCCCGGGGGATCCGGACGCAGGCACCCCCGCCCCCCCACCCGGCACCCCCGCCCCCGCCCCCCTCGCGCCCCGCAGCGTGCGCCCGTCCGGCTTGGGCCCGGCCTCGGCCTTGCGCTTGGCGTACCGCGCCTTCGCCCACTTGCGGCGGTTGGCCAGCGCGGCCCTCGTCGCCGCGTACCGCTCGGCCTGTGTCGGCACCCCGCCGGGGTGCGCCGCCTGCCACGCGGCCCACACCTCGCCGCCCGCTTGCCGTGCCGCCTTGCGCTTGGCCAGCCACGCCCGCGATGCGCCCTGCGGTCGCCCGCGTCCATCGTCAGCCATCGCCGGGCTCCGGCAGGGCTGGCGGACTTTCCGCCTCGGCGCGAAGTCGCGCAGCCGCAGTAAACTTCTCCAGCATCTCCAGCGCCCGGCTGGCGTTGCCGTCCTCGACGCGCAGCCCGCCGGACAACTCGACCTTCTGCACCCCGTCCCTGTACCGCCCGGGCTTCAGCCCGCGCAGCCGCAGGGCGATCGCGTTCAACTGCACCTGCGAGCCGGGCACCGCGCCGGACGCGAGCCCGTCCAGCGTCTCCTCGTGCCGCTCGGCCACCACACGCTCGGCGGTCGCCCGCGCCTGCGCAAACACCGGGTCCGCCCGCTCCCAGCCGCCGGGCGTCGATTCCGCCACGCCCGCCGCCGCGCATGCGCCGCGCCAGCCTGCGCCGCTCGCCCAAGCCCGCAGCCACGCCACTTTCCGCTCCGCCGACTTTGTGAATTGCGGCACGAATTCCGCCAGCCAATCGTCCTCGTCGCTCATCGTCCCCCCATTCTGCCACGTTCGCCCGCGCTTGTCGCTCGTAACCCCTGTTTCGATAGCCCTTTCCGACTTTCTGACAAATTTTCCGAATAATCCGTCCTCACCTCTTGACAGCCTGTCCATCATGTGTCATCATGTTGTCGCTAGGTTCTTTGACAAGTGAAGACCGCCCGCCCAGCCCGCCGAACGCGGGTGACAGCGGGCCGCGCACCGTGCAGCGCGTTCGCCGCCCCGACCGGGACGGCCTACGCGGTTCATTGTGACCCGCATCGCACCTGACCCGGAGACCTGACCCATGACCTACTTCATCGAACTGTACGACGCCACCGACTCGCACGTTGGCACCCGCTCGCTCCGCGCCACCACCGAAGGCGACGCCGCCGACGAGATTTGTGTGATCCTCCGCGCCGTCCGTGACGCCGCCAACGCGGCCCACTCGGCCCGCCTGTTTGAGCAGCCCCCGCTCGCGAACTACCGCGAGGTGGCGACCTATCACGTGTTCGCCAAGCGCACCGCCTGACCCCCTACTGGAGACCTGACCCATGATTACCTACAAGACCCAGCCCAACCACACCAATCGACTCGCCGCCCTCACCATCGGCCACCGCCTGCAAACGGCGCTCGACTTCCTGCACAACACCGGGACGCACCGCCCCCGCCGAATCACGATGGAAGCCCTGTTGTGCAATCGCGCCGAGGCCATCACGCTGTGGAGCCTCCTGTGGACCGACTTCGACGGCATCGATCACACCGAAGCCGACCGCCTCCGAGAAGAGATCCACAGCGCCTACACCAATGCCGTGATCCGCCTGCGCACCAAGCGTGGCCGGACCACGACCTCCGCCTGACCCGACAGCGCACCTGTCCCCCCGCAGGGGGGGGCGGGATGCGACCGCCGTGTGGCATCGCACCTGACCCCCTACCGGAGACCTGACCCATGCAAGTTGAAACCCTGTCCGTGAC